CTCAAGCGATCCCCGCTTGAGACAGGTCACGGTGAATGGGAGGGTTGCTCGTCCTCCTGCCTGGTGTGAATACATTCGGGTAGCTACAGAGTGCGCAGGATGATCCGTCACGAGCGTGACATCGCCTACATCACACCCCTCGGCGTCACGAAGCAGATGCGTGATGCCGCAGCGAAGCGGCGCGGGGAGTGGGCGGTGATCACCTACGACTGGGATGAGGAGCATACGGACATGGGTTGCTTTGGACGTGTTTCCGGGGTGTGCATGGCTAAAATGTGCGGCTACCATGAGGGTAGTAAGGTGTTGCAGAGGACTGTTGTCCGATTCCGGGAAGATGAGATCCCCCGGATTCTGCACATCTTTACGCACGGGACCCGCAATGGGACCAAGCTAGAGTCCATCCACGCGAATCTCGAGCAGACGGCAGAGTCGCTCTGGCCCACTGGGTCACGTGAGCACATTGCCATGCGTTTCCTTGCGACCCCTTTGCTGGTGCGCGTGTTCGTTGGTCATCGTATCCAACCGAGCTGCCTCCATGCGATGTGTGCCGGGTGCTGCTGCCCAGCCGAGAGAGCCGAGATGATGAAAACGCGTTTAGTGCGTGTCGACGGACTTCCTACTGGGGCGCTGACCCAGTGCGACGGAGAGCATGCCATTACCAGCATTGCAGATGGCAAGGGCAAGAAAGAGGAGAAGCCGCAGGTGCCACCACCACCACCAGCTGCACCACCAGCTGCACCGCGGCCACCACCGCCACCGGCAGAAGCGCCGGTACAGATGCGGATGGAAGACTCGGTCGAGACGCCGGGGCCAAAGAAGCCCCCCGGCATGACACTGAGACGCACGGACTCCACGTTCGTGTGCCCCGACCGTGAATTGTACGAGCCCCCTCGCGCCCCGCCGGACGGTTTTCCGATCGGTGGAGCGCCGCAGACATTCCGGATGGATGAGACACCGCAGATCCACGGGATGGATGAGTTTGATGGGGACTTGTCGAGCCCTGCGATGGAAATGAAGAGCGTGCGCGAGATTGATCCCGCGCCGCGTGTGCTGATGCTCGGGGAGCTGCCGCGACATGGCGGGTGCACTCCCGAGGACGCCGACATAATTGCGAACGAATGTTTGTTTGGCGGACGCACCATTGACATCGAGGGCATCAAGTTGATCGTGGGGCAGGATTACGGGGGTGAGGACAAGGACAACAAGCAAATTGTTGGCGTGCTGACTGCACCAACCCCCAAGAAGCCCAACGTTTACAACAACAGCTCACGGAACGCGCGCGCCGCCAAGGTCAAGAGGCTAGATGAGAAGGCGCGCGCGTATGCGGGGACAAAGAAGGACAGGAGGAAGATTGCGACGTTGATTGCGCAGGCATGCGGCGACTCAGAAAGCAGAGGCATCTGGTCGAGGAAGCGTGTCGAGAGGTGGGCCCATGAATTCTTTCATCTTGAGGATATTCGTTCAGGCAAGTGGTCGCTGAAGCGGCTTGAAGATTCGCTGAACAACCTCTTGAAGCAAGCCTACCCGCAATTCAACCTCAAGTGTGCTGTGAAGCTCGAGCAGATGCCGGAGGGCAAGGCACCCCGGCTCCTCATCGCTGACGGCGACGATGGCCAGCTCATGGCGCTGGTCACCGTCAAGTGCTTTGAGGATTTGTTGTTCGAGTGGTTTGAGAGCAAGTCGATCAAACACGCCGGGAAGCGGTCCGCCATCAACCGATGCGTCAAGAGCCTCACGAAGAAGGGCGCGCGGTTGGTTGAGGGCGATGGCAGCGCGTGGGATACAACTTGCAATGACAAGATCCGCGGCCAGGTCGAGAATCCTGTGCTTCAGCATATCATGTCCGTCCTCGTGCCATTCGGTGTCGTGCCGGAGAAGTGGCATGAGGAGCACATGGCGATCAACGAGAAGAAGAAGCTGAAGCTGTTCTTCCAGAAGAAGCTCGACAAAATGAGGATGACGATCAGCGCGATCCGTCGATCTGGACACCGCGGCACGTCGTGTCTCAATTGGTGGATGAATTTCGTGAACTGGACGTGCTCTATCTTTAAGCAGCCAGAGCGGTTCCTTGATCCATCCATCCGCAATGGGATAGACGAGACCGGCCAAGAGCGTTGGTGGAACGGCGCTTTTGAAGGGGATGATTCACTGTGTGCAATGAAGCCGCCCATGAAGGACGGTGACAAGATGCACACGATCTTCATTGACTGGTGGGAGCGCCAGGGATTCAACATGAAGATCATATACGTGGACCGGAGAGCGACATTCTGTGGGTACCACATTGCGTGCGAGTACGGGGAGCCAACAGGGTTTGCTGCCCCCGAGTTGCCACGCGCGCTTGTTGGTGCCGGCGTCAGCTGCTCCGCGAGCATTGTTGAGGCTGGGAAGGCTGGGGACGTGCGGAAGGTCAAGGACTTATGCGCGGCGAGCGCCATCGCTCGCGCGTCCGACTTTGCCGGGCTTTTCCCCACCGTGTCCCGCAAGTACCACAGCTACGCTCAGTCCCTGAAGCAGAGCCGGGATGTATCCGACCGCGAGATGTCGATGCGAGTCTTTGGGGATGAGGGGCACACCTTCAATGAGATTGACGCGTTCGTCGAGTCGATGAATCTCGGTGTGACCCCAACAATGGAACAGGCCAATTTGGAGGCCGTGTTGTGCCCTGCGACGTGGAGGGAACTGGACACCTTCACGCTGTATGACTGGTCTTTTGAGGCAATTGGACGATACGAGGAGATGCTCGCCAGCCTTCCTGAGAGCTGGCGGCCGCCCCCGTGAGGGGTGGCCTCGCGCCCGCCGTGAGGGCGCGCCGTCGCAGCAATTTTGCCAACGACACTTTAATTGGAAGGGGAGCTCCGGGTAAGATAACGACCCGGGGTGAGATCGACTACACCCGTTGTCCAGCGATTTACCTGTCGTCGTCCCGAGGGTGTGCACGCGCGTGGCGGTTCGCGTGTTGGTGGAGGCATTTTGCCCACCAGGTCGAGGCTTATTCTTTTGCCGCGGGAGAGCAGTATCGCGGTGGAAGCCTGCTGTAGGGTTTACGGGAGCCCACTGAGGTGAAGGCCTATGGACGTCCTCTATTTGGTCCGGAGGAGGGTTTGCCAGCCCCGAGAGTGTCCAGCAACGAGACCCCCGCCCCCACCGATTTACCTCGGGCGATCTACGGGGGGGCCAACCGCACGGACGGTTCCATCTTAAACATGCATTGCATGGGAACGCAGTTCAACCCTGGTTCACGAGATGCTTTTCTTCAGCGTCTTTGCTGGCAACGGCCGTGAGTTGGGTAGGGGTTCTAGCGATGGTTGCGGTACCGAGGCACCGGCGTATCCGGTGTGGTGATTGCGAAAAGGCCGGGAAACAGGGAGGTCAAGGATACGAGCCAGTCCGACCCCTCCTCCCTGCGTACCCGCCCTGTGTGACTTGGTAATTCCAACCCTAGAGTCTAAAGGAAAGGCTCCGCTCACACTAGCATGACCCGACTGTATGTACATAAACTGCTCAGAGGCGATAACTCCACAGGAGGGAACAAGTCGCCGAAAATTTTGGTACAAGGGATCCCCCTTGAGCTTGGTCACGAGTTTGCCGATTGAATTCAATTCAATTTTGGGACGCAGCCACAGTGAGAGATGGCAAAGTCTGGGAGGAGCACCACTCGAGCCCTCCGGGACTTGAAACGCGTCAAGAAGGATCTCAAGGCGAAGCATACAAATGGTGGTGGCCGCAAATTGACCCGGCAGAACGCATCAGTTGTGCTTGCGCAGGGCGCGGTAGCGGTTCCGAAGCGTAATTTCGGCACCAAGAGCGTGAGGCGTAAGGGGAGCTCCATGATGTCGCTCAAGCGATGTTTGGATGCCCGCGTGCCCCGCACTCTTGGCTTGCCGCGAGCGGTGGGACCTTACACCGTGATCCGCACAACCGCCCTGCACACGTCCTCTTCGGAGTTCATTTTGTTTTGTCCATTTATGGCAGACCCCTTCTTTGGTGGGTCCACTACTCCGACTTGGAAAGACTGGTGTGGAATTGAGGACGTGGCCGGGGCCAGTGACATTAGTGGCACTGGCAACACCCGTCCCATTCGGATGCCGATGCTTGGTCTGGGCGACGCATGCGAGGTGGTACCAGCATCGCTGACCGTGCAGGTGATGAACCCGGCCTCTTTGCAGAGTGCTGATGGTGTGTTCGCCATGGCACGGGTGAATCAGCAGCTGTGTCTGGGAGCCTCACCCGCTGGCCTTACGTACCGGGAGATGGCAGCTCGCGTGATTTCGTTCTACTCGCCGCGCATGCTAACTGGTGGCAAGCTTGCCATCCGTGGTGTGAAGTGTAGCGCGTATCCTTTGGATATGAACGAGTATGCCACGTTTGCACCTGTGCAACAGTCCAGTGGTGAGTTCGCGTGGGATATCAAGGGGCTGCGGCCTGCAGCTTTGAGTCCCATTGTGTTTTGCCAGGAGAACGCGGTTCCCAAACAGTTGGAGTTCATGGTCACTATTGAGTGGCGTGTACGATTTGATCCTGGGAACCCCGCGACTGCGAGCCACACGTACCACGAGACACTGTCCGACGAGGCTTGGAGTGGCCTCATCAAGTCTGTCAGCAACGCCGGTTCTGGCGTCGAGGAGCTAGCCGAGGATGTTGCTACACTCGGCGGTGCTATATGACTTGGTGTGACTTCGCTGTTGACACCGGAAAAGCTTTGACGCGCACACAATAGGCAGCGCGATTGCATGACGCCGTGAACTCAGTGGTGCTGCGTGCTCCGAGTTCTTTGAGGCGCCCCGGCCTTTCCCTGGCCGGCTAGTACCGGGCAAACAAAATAAACACAGTGATCGAGCGACAGGTGCATTAGTGTCGTTCGGGGAGAACACCCCATGGCAAAAACCCTCCGCAAGTGTACAGTCTGCGGAGTACAGGTGGTCGCCCTCTACCATCTATAATGTACAAAGTAGGTGACTGGCTGTCAATATGGCGCCGCGCCCCCGACCATGCGCGTTATAAATTGGTCACCCCCGG